GGGGTTACATGAGCGGCGCTAGCCCAGCCAAACACCTCCGTGCTCTCCAGCGTCGCGTTGACTGGCTACGCACCCGTGTGAAGTCCGTCTCATACGACGCCACCTACGACAAGGCTGAGATCGCAGCCTTGGAGTGGGCCATCGCCAACCTAGACCGTCCGCATGTGACGGCACACCGTGTCTCCGTTTCCCCCTCAACCAACCTCTAAGGAACTTTCATGAAATATTCCACATACTTCCTCGCCCCCGTTCTCGCTATTCTGGTCGCCGCTTGCAGCAAAGACAAAGTGAGCTTCGACACGCTCGAAACTGCACGCACGCAGGGCAAAGCCAACGCCGAGTTCAACGCACAAGCCTTCCGCGCTGCTAACCCGGTGTACGCCAACACGGCCATCATCGCGCAGACCGACAGCACCATGACGCCTGAATGCCCGCAAGGCGACGGCTGGGCCAGCGCGAAGCTCGTAGATAAGACCAACAACGGCGTTGTCGGCCTGAAGTGCAGCACGATCTCCGGCGCAGTGGGTTGCCTCACTGAAAAGGACTTCACTAGCAAACCCTATGCCGGTGACGATGGCCGCTGCCAAGCCACGGACAAAGTGCCCTTCCCTATCCCCAAGATTGCGAAATGATCGTCCTCGAACTTGTCGCTGTTATCGGCTCTACCGTAGTCCTGGCCATGGTCAGCTACGGCAGCTACAAACTGGGCCGCTGGGTAGAGCGGCAGAAACTCTGAAAGGTCCGCACCATGAGCATCTTCTTCGTCTCTGACACACACTTTGGTCACGCCAAGATCATCGACTACTGCAACCGTCCGTTCGAGTCTGTGGAGGAGATGAACGATGCCATGGTACGCAACTGGAACGGCGCTGTGAGTCCCAAGGACACGGTGTACCACCTCGGCGACGTGGCGTTCCACAACTACGAGTGCATTGAACGCCTGAACGGCAAGCTCAAGCTCGTACCTGGTAATCACGACCACGAGCGCGCCAAGAAGGTCATGCACCTATTCGACGAGGTGCTGCCCGAGGTTCACTACCTCAAGCTCGACAAAGACCACCGCTTCGTCCTGTGTCACTACCCGTTCGAGTCATGGCGTCGTGAATACAGGTACCACCTGCACGGCCACACCCACGGCACAGCAGGCGTGAAGATGAACCGCCTGGACGTCGGTGTTGACGCGACCACGATCATGCGCCCGCTGCATGTTGACGAGATCATGGAGCGCATGACAGTGAACAACCTGTGGGCGCAGGAGATGAACAAATGAAAGTCAAAACGAATGAAGCATCGGGCAGCGTGCTCGACTGGATGGTGGCGAAGTGCGTAACCGCTACCCACCTATACCCTGATAGGCACACGAAGCCAGACATCTTCTTGGCAGAGTGGGACGAGAACAAACACAACTACTCAACCGACTGGTCACAAGGCGGGCCGATCATTGAGCGGGAAAACATTGCTACGGGACTTGTGCCTACAGAAGCAGGGTCGCCTAAAGATTGGTGTGCCTACAGTTACCGTGACGCAGAGTTTTGCCGAGAATCAAAACGAAGTTACGGTCCTACACCACTCATTGCGGCCATGCGCTGCTACGTGGCAAGCAAGCTGGGCGACGAAGTGGAGGTGCCCGATGAACTGGCTACGTGAACGCTGGCAACGCTTCGGCGACTGGTGTGAGATTTATCTGAAAGCAAACAAGGAGCATCAATGATCCGTCTACTTTTTGCAGCAGCGCGTGGCGCTCGGATTCAACGACAACACTTTAAAGACAATCCAAACTTCTGGGAGGCTGCGCGTATTATTCGCCTCGGGGACCACGACAAGATCGACACGGACTATGTGTGGCGCATCCATCCCGACGACGAGCACCTGCAATACGGGCCTATTAGTTCGGCATTGCGTGAGATGGCGGCAAATCCAAGCTACGAGCTTGCTCACAGTAGCGAGTTTGGGACATGGGCGCTGCTTTATAAGGACTGGTGCGACTGCCGCGATCTTGCAAGTGAGCGCGATGTCTCCCTATTCCTCTTAATTCTGGCCGAAGCGTCGGCCGACGAAGGGCTTTAATCATGGCACAACATCCACACAAAGAAATCATCGACGCATGGACTGCGGATACGTCGCTTGAGATTGAGTTTTATGAGCCTTCGCTAAGTAAATGGTTTCCATCAGACTTGAGGGCATTAACTGCGGAAGCGTACGCTGAGCAGAAGTTCCGCATCAAACCCAAAACACGCAGCATCACAGTTGACGGCGTGCTGTACGAATGGCCGGAGCCTATGCGTGTTGCGCCTGAATTCGGGACTGCGTATTGGGTTATCTCCACATACCAAAATAGGGTTTACGGGGTTTCATGGGTTTCATGGACAAACTGCGACTATGACAAAGAAGCAATGAAGATTGGCTACATGCAAGCAACAAAAGAAGGAGCAGAAGCACATCGTCGTGCGTTGATCGCGGTCAGTGGAGGGGCTTTTGAATGACCATCGACACAACAAAACAACGTGATCTTGCAGAGCCAGATTACTGCTACAGCACCGACGAAGAATTGTTCGACCATGAGTCAATGGGCGACTTGATCGACGAGATCAAGTGCAATGACGAAGACCCAGTTGGAAGGACTTACTGGCGCGGTGAAAAGAAAGAGCTTACACACAGCGAGTGCATCGACGTTGACTCATTCTTGGAGCAGTGTGACGAGTGTGGCTATGAAGAAATTGGCGATGTCTACGACAACTGCTTTACGGATGTCAGCGATGAAGAAAAGAAAGAGCTTCACGATCTCATTATTGAGTGGGCAAAGAATAGGGTGAACATTCGATTCTGGAAAGTCATCAACGTGCAAGAGTTAAAGATCACCGAAGAGGATTTGAAATGAAACACACAGAACTGATCGAACGGCTACGCGGGGTGGTGCAAAAGCTGCGCCGCACATCAATGCCAATCGCTGACGTTGCGCCGATGGTCAACGAAGCTGCCGATGCCATCGAATCGCTGGAAGCGGAAGTTGAACGGCTGACTCTGGCTTGCAACAAAGCTGCACAACCTGTGGAGATCAAGTGACCTCTAACACAAGCAGTGAAGACCTCACCGATGACGACAACCAACCTTTACCTCCCGCTGAGGTGGTTCCCGCCAACCTCATTAACCCCTTCGCCGGAAAGTACGAGCAGGACACTCGCACGTACTACCGCAACGACGGAAACAAACACATCAAGTCACGAGGAGACCCTTGCTGATGTCAAACGAACAAGTCACCCAAGACATGTTGTACGCCGTGGAGTTCTTGGAAACTCTGGCGTACAACGAGCCGAATAACGCCGACGCTGTACGCGCACTGAATGGTGCCAAGTACCTGTCCATGGCGCTCGACGGCCTCTCCAACATGATGCGTAGCCTGCCTGCCGAAACGCAGATGCAGATCGCCCGAGACATGTTTGAACTCGTAAATAAAAATCGTGAAGGGATGCACTTAATCGTATGAAGAACGTACTCGTACCCATGAGACGCATACCTCTAGCCTGGACCACAGGCCGTGTTGTGCGGTGGCTGGATGCACGACGTGTCGAAGTCTCCATGCCCTACAAGAACAGAAATTTGTTCCAGGTGTTCGATAAAGAGGAGATTATCTTCATCTCTTGATCTACAATCTAACTTCGATCCACAGCCTTCACAGAAGCGGAACCCTATGAAACTTCGTCTCTTCGCCCTGCGCGACATCTCCACAGGACGCATCCTCCCCGGTGAGTTCTTCCCCTCCAAACCCGCTGCCAAGCTGCGCCGCGACGAACTCAACAAGGCCGACAACGCAACCACCTACTGTGTGACGTGCGGCCCCGACCACCACAGCTACCGTGGCTAGTTATCACGTACCGCAAGAGGTAGAACCTCAAGTTGCGTACGTCATGCTCGGCCTCACGTACGTGCCCCATTACCACATTCGTGACACCTTCGTTGCCCCAGGCAATGTGATGCTCACGCTCTCGCATCTGCAACTCTTCGGAGCCAAGCGCATCATCCTGCCGCTCTGGCCTCGTCGCTACTCGGTCTCTTAACTCTAACTTCTAGGTGGAACACATGAAGCCTTCTCTCCTGATCCAAGCTCTCGAATATCTCGTCGGTCAACAACGGCCCACCATGATCTGGGGTCCTCCCGGCGTCGGCAAGTCCGATGTGGTGCGTGCCGCCGTTGACAGCATCAACTCCAAGATCAAAGACAAGAAAAAGCACTTCGGCTTGTCCGACATCCGGCTCTCTAACTGCGATCCGACTGACCTCAAGGGCTTCCCCATGCCCGACTCCAAAGACAACACCATGGCCTTCTTCCCCATGAAGAGCCTGCCCACCTCGGGCTTTGGTGTGCTGTTTCTGGACGAGATCAACGCTGCTCCTGCCTCCGTGCAGGCCGGTGCCTATCAACTGATCCTTGACCGCAAGATTGGCGACTATGAGCTACCCCCAGGATGGACCGTGCTGGCCGCAGGCAATCGCGCTACTGACCGCAGCGTTGTACACGCTATGCCTGCCGCCCTGTCCAACCGATTCACCCACCTGGAGTTCACGGTGGACCACGAAGACTGGATTGACTGGGCTATCAAGAACGCCATCAGCGACACCACCCGCGGCTACATCCGCATGCAACCCGGTGACCTCGTGGCGGACAAAATTGAACCCGGCGCCCGTGCGTTCCACACGCCACGTACGTGGGCCTTCGCCGACACGGTGATCAACAGCAGCCTCAAAACCGAGGTCATGCTGCCCATCCTGCAGGGCACCATCGGTGAAGGCATGGCGACCAAGCTGGCAGGCTTCGCACGCAACCGCATGAACATGCCCGACCTGGACCGCGTGCTCACGCACCCAGACGAAGTGAACATGCCTGACAGCCCGTCCACACGCTATGCCATCCTGGCTGGCTTGGAGCCGCGCGTGACCAAGGAGAACTTCGCCAACGTGCTGAAGTACGTGTCACGTATGGGCAAGGACTTCGAGGTCGTGTTCGTCACTGCTGCTGACCGCCGCGACCCCGAGATCAGTGAGACCAAGACCTTCACGCAGTGGCTCCGTGAAAACCGCACACTGCTCGTCTGACGACTGGATCAAGCCGGAACACATAGAGGCTTGGCAAATGCTGATGTACCGCAAGAACTACAACGCGGGGTACAACAGCTACCACCTCCATTACAAGGCGGCAGTATCCGGCGGAAACCGCATCAGTGTGGCGCGCATGGAGTGGACTGTGAACGCAGTCGCTCTAGCGCGCATACGAGGAACCTTCAAATGAGTATCCAGAACAAAGCAATGCTGATCACGCTGTCAGTGTCCTGCTGGACAGCGCGCAAGCAAGACAAGCGCGTCTCCGCTGAAGTGGAGGCGTCGCACAACGCCAAAGACGCAGGCCGGTACAACAAGGACCTGGTGGGCAAAGCCCACCTGGACCCGCTCACCACGTACGCCAGCCACATCCGTGCGTACCACTACAAGATGACCCTGCCTTGGATGGACAACGGCGCACGCCTGCTGCCGTCCAAGCTGTTCATGGAGTACAGCGCTGAGCTGCGCGCCATGAAGCAAGAGTACGCTAACCGCGTCAGCACATTCGTGCAGACTTACCCCACGCTCGTACAGGAGGCCCGTCAGCGGCTCGGCACGATGTTCCAGCCCGACGACTACCCTGACGCTTCTGAGCTGTATGGGAAGTTCGACGTGGAGATGGACATCATGCCGGTGCCCGACGGGGCCGACTTTCGTGTGGACGTCGGTGATGCAGAACGCGCCCGCATCGCTAGCGATATATCTGACCGAGTGGCTAAGCGGCAAGCTGCAGCGTTACGTTCGGCTTGGGAGCGCATACGAGAGTGTGTGGGTAGAGTATCAAGCTGCCTCTCAGCCCCAAAAGCACGAATTTTCGACTCGCTTACGGGGAATCTGGAAGACCTGGTGCGAATACTCCCCGGACTCAACATCAACCAGGATGCTGACATGGAACGGGTCTGTGAGCGCATCGTGAACGGCCTCATTGTGGACCCTGACCGCCTTCGTAAAAGCGCGGCGTTGCGTGACAAGGTGCGCAGCGAAGCCGAAGCGATCCTGCAGCTATGTCCGACCTAGACAAGCATAGTTGGAGGACGCTGCCAGAGAACGTGGCTGCGTACCTCTATGACGAGCAAGGTCTCTGCGTCGCACAAGTGAACCGAACGCTGAACGGCGACAAGTTTCAAGCGTGGGTGATGGGCCAGCTTGGCCGTAAGGAGTTTTTCAAAGACACCGCGACCATGGACGAGGGCAAACAGTGGGTGATGGACCAGCTCGCACTAAGGAGGCTCCGTGGCACTCGTGTATGAATCGTACGGTATCGACGCAGGCGGTGTGTACCGACTCGGTGGACACCCTTATGCGTCGGTCATGGTCCATTCGCGGCTTTCAGTGACAGCTCCGAAGCCGTGGAGTGCTGTGATTTACTCACTTCGAGGCACAAAAGCTGGCGTACCGAGAGAGCAGTATTTCGACTCCGCGCCAGAGTGCCACGACTACATCCTCGACCAATACGCTGTAAGGAGGCTCCGTGGACAAAATACGTGAACGCTGGGCCGCACTAAGCAATAGCGACCAGCAAAAAATTCTCAGCAAGCATCGCTACGAGCTGAACTTCGACGGCAATTGGTGGCAAGACATTTATGACCGTTTCGCTGTAGACATCAACGAACACGGCTACATGGTGGACAGCACCAATGGTCGTGGCGAGCGCCAATGTATATGGTTCTCTGGCTTCGGTAGCCAGGGCGACGGTGCCTGCTTCGACGGCTATGTGTGGGGCTGGGCCAAGGTCTTGGAGAAATACCCTGCGCTTCTCAGCCTGCGCGAAGAAGGCGGCATGACGCTGAGCTGGGTGTCTAGAGGTAACTATAGCCACTCCAACACATTGGAGTTCTCTGATTCGTTTGAACCAGACAACAACTACCACCCAACTGAAGACAGGCTGCGCTACCTCGCACGAGAGTCACTGATTGCAGAGGCCGACAAGGAGTGGGCTGCGCTTGTGAACCATGTCATGAAGCACGTCAAGGAGCTTTGCGACGGGTTATACGGCGACCTTGAGACAGAGAACGACTGGTTGAGTGACGACGAGCAAGTGCTTGAAACACTTATCGCCAGCGACATGTTAGATGACGAACTAAAGGAATATGAAGATGACGACGAACAAGAAAGCTCTGGACCAACTGATTGCTGCACGGATTCATCTACTGCTTGATCACTACTTCTTCGGGCGGCTGGCGATGAACCTGAAGCTCGAAGAAGACAAGACCATCCCCACCTTGGCGGTGGACGGTAAGCACATTTTCTACAACCCTGACTTCATCCTTACGCTGACGCCGAAGCTCACGCAGTCAGCGTTTGTTCATGAGATCATGCACTGCGTACTGGAGCACATGCTGCGCTGTAACGGACGCGACCCGCGCCGGTTCAACGCGGCTGCGGACTATGCAGTGAACCTAGTCCTCAAGGACTCCGGCTTTCAGATCGGCCCTTCGTGGCTGATTGACGAGAAGTACCGTGACA